TAACTTCTGCCAACTCAGGCGTAGGACTGCATAGAATAATGATGCCGATAGTACACTTAGAAAAAGAGTACGCACTTATAACCGATGTACTAAATGACGAGTTATTAGAGCAAGGTTGGGACATTGTGTTAATGAATAGAATGCTTAACGAGATAGATGCCAATCAAATGGACACTTGGCGTACTAAGTACGGCTTTAAGTTGGTAGTAGACAATGACGATTACTGGGAACTAAACGAAAGCCATATATTGTATTTAAGATATAAGATTAACAATATACCTAAACTAATTACCGATTACTTAAAGATAGCAGACCTATGCACCTGCACTCACGAAAGGTTAGCAGGAGAGATAAGTCCTTACAATAAGAACGTTCACATCTTACCAAACGCATTACCTTATGGGCAAGAGCAGTTCCAGGATAACAAGACAGAAGATTACAAGGTTAGATTGTTTTGGTCAGGAAGCGGAACGCACGAAAGGGATATTGAAATACTAAGGCAGCCGTTTAAAAGGTTACAAGGTATGAACATAAGAACTGTAATAGCAGGTTACAATGACGGGGAGAAACCTATATGGGATAAAATGATTGATGCCTTTACTTGCGGACTAAAGCTTAACCCTACTATCTACAACTATGCTAAGGTTACGGAATATATGGGTGCTTACACGGATAGCGATATTTCAGTTATTCCATTGGTTGATAACAAGTTTAACGCTATGAAGTCAAATCTAAAGGTATTAGAAACGGCTGCTAAAAAGAACCCTGCTATTGTTAGCTACGTCAATCCTTACTTAGATATGCCCGTGCATTACGTTAAAAGTCAAAAGGATTGGTACAAACATATTAAAGATTTAGTAAGCGATGCAGATATGAGAAAGGAAAGCGGACAGAAGTTGTTTGAGTTCTGCCAAAAGAAGTATAACTTTGACGAGATAAATTTAGACCGAAAGTATATTTATAGTAAACTATGCCAGTAACATTAGCTAATATATTTTATCACACTAAGGTTGACAAGTCTGGCAGATTAAGGTCTGTTGGTACTTATTCTTGTGATAAATGTGGCATAGAATGTACCCAAAGAGCAGACGAAATAAGAAGGAGAGGTGCTTTATGTAAAAAGTGTAAACTAACACAAAATTTTACAAACGAGTTTAGTAATAAAAATTTAGAACTTACTTGTGCAAATGTATTAAAAAGCAAGTTAAATAAGAGATATATAAAAAGGGGCTTAACTTGTACATTATCAGGAGAAGAGATACTTAAATTAGTTAAAGATAAATGCCATTATTGTGGAACAAAACATAGCAATAATATGCAATATAAACAACTTAATTTTAAGTATAACTTTATCTATAATGGTATTGATAGGATAGATAGTTCAAAAGGGTATATTCAAGGGAATGTAGTAACTTGCTGCAGAACTTGTAATGTAGCAAAAATGGATATGGACTATAAAGAATTTATTAACCACATTACAAAAATATATAATCACATAAGAAATGCCAATATATAAATGCGCCTCTAATGGCAAGTACAGAATAGGCTCAGGCGGTTGCGTTTACGATACCGAAGAGAAAGCTAACAAAGTTTGGAAGGCTATTCTTGCAGGTGGCAAGTTCGCAGATAGCTATAATGACTATCCCGAAAGTGCAACTAATAATGCAAAGAGAGCTTTAGAATGGGCAGAAAAAAATGGTTGGGGTTCTTGTGGAGAAGCAACTGGCAAAGCAAGAGCAAGGCAGTTAGCAAATCGTGAGCCGATTAGTAGAGATACGATTGCCCGTATGGCTTCCTTTAAAAGACACCAACAACATAAAGACGTTCCTTATAGTGAAGGTTGTGGTGGGTTAATGTGGGACGCATGGGGTGGGACATCAGGTGTAGAATGGGCAATTAACAAACTAAAAGAAATAGACAATAAATAATTTGCATACTTAAATTTTTATTATTAACTAACGGAAAATTTAATGGGGAAAGTATGCAGAAACACACACAAATTTATTTGCAGGGAATGGGGTATAAAAAAACGGACTTCATTTCTTGCGAAGTGTGTGGCTCACAAGCGGTAGATATACATCATATTGAGGCAAGGGGAATGGGTGGCAGCAAAGACAAAGACACGATTGAAAACCTAATGGGGTTATGTAGGAAGTGCCACATAGAATACGGAGACAAAAAACAATATAAAGAGTTCCTAAAAGACATACACTCAAAGAATTATGGCAAAGATTAAAGAGAACAATAACAAAGTTAGCTTTGGGAAACGCAAAAGAGGTTCTGCAAAGAAGTCCTTTAACAAGCACACGCCCAGAGAAAAAGCATATAGAGGTCAAGGCAGATGAGAAAGTTAAACGCTATATGGCTACTCTTAACCCACAAAGCTTACTTCCTTGCGGTATGTAAGACGGGTAAAAACGGAGATGATATGACCACAATAGGACACTACACCTATGCTATGGCAGAAACTTTAATCAATAAGCATATAGCAGACGTAGATACTTACCTCGACCAAGAAGATGCAATAGACGAAGCAAACGACATAATTAATGGAATACTATGATATTATTATCAAGCCAAGTAGAGAGCATAGCCTCACGCAAAGACAAAACAATCAAACTAACTTTAGCAACCCAAGAACTAAGTCCTAAAGATGCTGCGGATATATTTCAACTTAACCAACAGTTCTGCTACTTAGCAATTAAAGAAGAGCCGTTTAGTAAAGAAGAGCAAGACATAATAGAAAACCTAAAGGCAGACCCAGACACCTTTAAGACACCGAGCCAAAGATTAAGGGGCATCTTATACAAGACATACGAACAAGACAACGAAGGCTACAAAGATTTTAACACATATTACCTTTCCGTAATGGATAGGATATGCCAACACTATAAAAACAAGATAGATGGGTAGACATAAATCAATAGAAACGCCTGAGTTAATGCTTCAATACTTTACCGAGTATTGCGAATATTGTAAAAGCAATCCTATTAGAGTACACGATTTCGTAGGCAAAGACGGAGACGAAGTTTACAGATTAAGAGAGCGACCTTTAACCATTGAAGGCTTTGAAAACTATTGTTACAATCAAGGTATTGTGAGCAATATAGATAGATATTTCGCTAACACAGATAATGCTTACGAGGAATTTCGTAGCATCTGTTCGCGTATTAGGAAAACAATTAGGCAAGACCAAATCGAAGGCGGTATGGCAGGGGTTTACAATCCAAGCATAACTCAGCGATTAAATAGCTTAGTAGAGAAGTCAGAAAACAAACACGAAGTAAGCGAGATTAAAATAACTTACGATAGATAATGCAGACAGTAGGCTTGAAATTACATAATCCACACCCTGCGCAGAAGCAAGTACTTGACTGCGATAGTAGATTTATTGTAATGATGGCAGGTAGAAGGTTTGGTAAGTCCTTGATTAGCCAAACAATAAGCATAGAAACTGCGGTTAATAAAAAGCGTGTAGCTTACATAACACCTACTTACCAATTAGGAAAGATATTCTTTAAGGAGATAGTAGACCTATTGCCATTAGAGATATATTCTAAGAACGAGAGCGACCTTGTTATTAATTTTATTACGGGTGGTAGCATACGTTTCTTTACGGGCGAAAGGTTAGACAATCTTCGTGGTTTAAAGTTTCACTTAGCCGTAATAGACGAGGCTTCTTTTATACCTAACCTTGAAGATGGGTGGCTAAATTCGATAAGACCTACCTTAACTGACTACAAGGGTAAAGCTATATTCCTGAGTACGCCAAGAGGTAAGAACTATTTTTATAGTTTGTTTAGTAAAGCCGAACCAGATTGGCAAAGCTTTAAGTTTACTACATACGATAACCCTTACATAGACCCGAATGAGATAGACGATGCAAGGAAGCAACTGCCCGAAGTTGTATTCGAGCAAGAGTATATGGCAAACCCTGCCGAAAATGCAGCAAACCCTTTTGGTACACAGTTTATCCGTAATTGTATACACCCTGTAAGTAGTATGCCAGTTGTGGCTTTTGGTATTGACCTTGCAAAGTCGGTTGATTGGACAGTTATCGTAGGTTTAGACGAAGATGGAAACGTGGCTTATTTTGACCGCTTTCAAATGGATTGGCACAATACCAAGCAAACTATAATTAGGCTGCCTAAATGCCCTATCCTTGTCGATAGTACGGGGGTTGGCGACCCTATCCTTGAGGACTTACAAAGAGAAGGGGTAATGATACAAGGCTTAAAGTTTACAAGTACAAGTAAACAACAACTAATGGAAGGGCTGCAATCGGCAATACACCAAGGTAAGATTGGTTATCCAGATGGCATTATTACCCAAGAGCTTGAAATATTCGAATATCAATATGGGGCAACGGGCGTTAAGTATTCTGCCCCTTCTGGTTATCACGATGACGCAGTTATAAGCTTGGCTTTAGCTTGGCAGAACTTCAGCCTTAAACGTGGCACGGGTAGGTACGCCTTCCTATAATTTACCGTTTATACTTTATATTTACCGCTCATAACAATTTTAAAAAAAAGTTTGCTCATTTGATTGTGCAATGTGTAAAGGTTGTATATTTGATATATCAATTAACCACAAAACATTTTTTTATGCAAAACTTCACTTTAAAATTCGGTAAGTACAAAGGTCAGCAATTTTTAAGTACACCTACTTCTTATCAACAATGGTTATTAAAGCAAGATTGGTTTAAAATGCCTGTTGTTTTAAATGAAATGCAACAAGCTCAAAAAAGAGTTAGCCAATGCGCTAATAAGCTAAAAGGTTGGAATGGCTATTCAAGAGCAGGTGCGGCAGCTTATGATAATATGTTTGAGGCAGAAAAGGCTATGGATGCTGCATACTATAATGATTCAGACCCTTCTTCTCCAAGATGGAATGGAGAATATAGTTTTATATATTAAGCAATCGAAAATAGGGGTGCGACTATTCAACGCACAATTTAACTAACTAAACACAAACACAATGAAAAAAGAAACCGCACAACTTTTAGCCGTATTTTTAGTAGCTTGTTACCTTATTGGGCAATTACAAGACATCTACTCAAAATGATTTACGCTATCTGCCTTCTGCTAATTGCAACAGGTTTTGTAATGGCAGCCTTAACTGACTACACAATTAAAAACTATGACCCAAAGCACAAAAGAATATATAGACAAATATTACGCAAGTGAGCCGATTAGTATAATGATGTCTAACATTGATGCTACTTACTTAGAGATACTTACCTACTGCCAGGATAAAGGTTATGAGCCTTCTAAACGTAGAATGCGTAAACCAGAAGATGCAGCTAAAATAGGCTTCTTTGATGTAGATAACTACAAACCAGAAACAATATGAAAACAGCAGTAGAATGGTTACAGGAGTTATATGATAACAGACCAGCATACGAGGAGTTTATACTTGATGAGGAGTTTGAACAAGCCAAGCAAATGGAAAAAGAGCAGATAATAAATGCAGCGAAATCTTGTAATTATATTGGTGGTGCAACAGATATAGAAGCAGAAAAATATTATAACCAAACCTATAAAACAGAAACAATATGAGTCTAATAATATTTTTCATCATAGTCTTTATCTTCATGGTATTAGATAATAAGGTTGTAAATGATGATATAAAAGAGTGTTCAAAAATAAAATGGACAAAAGATGATGCAATAAAATACTATGACCAAGAATACTATGACCATGAAAAAAATAATTGATGAACTTATAAAATGCTCCATCGAGAATGCGGATGTTTATCGGTGGCGGGGTGCCACATGGTTAATCTTTACTAATGAGACTAGGTGGGTTGTTGAGTTGACCGATGAGGGGACCTTATGGTATAACTATAAATTCTTTAAGGATACATTCAAATATGTTTCGTTAGACGTTGGAAAAGAAATGGATGAGTATATTATACAGTGGGCTAATGATTTCTTCTATAAGAATTGTGCCCACCGTTCTATTGCTTATCCTATGGATAAAAATAGAAATGAAACACCCAAGGCTCTTGGTAATGGAGTAAAGAATGTTAGTAGGACACGAGCCTTGGGTCAGGAATATATTGA